CTTGGTTCAAAGACAAATCACTGGAAGAAATGGGTCGTAAGTACTGGAAAAAACGCAGTTACATTTTCCAAGGCTTTGTACGTGAAAACCCAATGAACGAAGACAAGACACCAGAAAATCCAATTCGTAGATTCATCATTGGTCCACAAATTTTTGCCACTATCAAGTCAGCATTGATGGATCCAGAGCTGGAAGAACTACCAACAGATTTACTACGTGGCTTAGACTTCCGTATTACCAAGACATCAAAGGGTGGCTTTGCTGATTATTCAACATCAAAGTGGGCTCGCAAAGAGTCGGCATTGACAGAAGCAGAACAAGCAGCCATTGATCAATATGGTTTATACGATCTTTCAACGTTCTTGCCTAAAAAGCCAACTGATGTTGAGTTAAAGGTAATGAAGGAAATGTTTGAAGCAAGTGTAGACGGTCAACCATATGACACAGAGCGTTGGGGACAGTACTATCGTCCAGCAGGTGTTAACGCACCAGCAGGCGGCTCAGCATCTGTGTCAAGTCATGATGAAGATGCACCGGCAACCAAGGTCGCACCAGCTCCTGTAGCAAGTGCGTTCGACGATGACGAACCTGTAGCAGCCAGCGCACCAGTTCAAGCAACAGCTCCTGCGGCAGGCGCTAACAAAGCCGAAGATATCTTGGCAATGATTAGAGCACGTCAACAGAAGTAATTGATGTTTAGCGAGATAGATAATACTATCTTTCCAGATAGCTGTGAGGTAATTTATTTAAGTTCCTCACAGCATTATATTTTTCCCATTATGAAAAATGGCAGTAGTTCGTTTTTTGCACAAATTCAAAGTGGGCAAAGACCTGATTGGCAAATTATTACCAACAAACAGATTACACAGATACATCAACCGATCACTGTGTTTATTAGAGCACCCAAAGAGAGATTTATCAGTGGTGTTAATACATACTTACAGCACATAGATAGAGACTATCCTGGGTTGGATCATAAAACTATTTTATGGTTTGTTGATAATTATTTGTTTTTGAATAGACATTATTGTCCTCAATTTTTTTGGTTGTTGAATCTCAATAAGTATCTACATCCAACTACAAAATTAAAATTTAGCTCAATGAGTGATATTGACTCATTGTCCAACTTAAATTTTCGAGCTGATGTTGCTCCACCAACTGCTGAATTTTTAGAAAACATCAAACACTTTAATTGGAAAAAACTTGATTTGTACTTTTATCTAGATCAACTGTTGTTAGATAGAGTAGGACAAGAATTTACATTTGATGAATTGATTTCTGACATACAAAAAAAACACACAGATGTGTATGATTTAATTTTTAAAAAAGCACAACAAATTTTTGATGCATTGCCCAAGACTTGATCATTTTGTAAGATTTAATCCCGACAACTCTGTAAGTCGTTGTGGTCATATGATCAACGCACCTCGATTTCCCACATTACAACATATGGAAAACAGCAACTGGTTGGTAGCGACCAAAGAAAAATTTAAAAATAATATTTGGCCCAGTGAGTGTGTTCGATGCCAACAAACAGAAGAAATGGGACAAGGCAGTATTAGATTAAATTCTGTTAACTTTGATCAAACACAACGTCAAGCTGATTATCTGATGGTGGGAGGAGTATTAGACAATATATGTAACAGTGCTTGTCTAACTTGCAACGAACAACTAAGTACAAAAATTGGTAGTTTAAAATTTAAAAACTACCCAATAGTAGACAATTCTTTTGGTTTTTGGGCATTACCACAGGATCGTATTGTGCATTTAGATATCAACGGTGGAGAGCCCAGCGCCAGTAAAAATTATCGACAGATTCTCAACAACTTGCCAAAAAATGTTAGAAGCGTTAGAGTCAACACCAACTGTTCGTTGATTATACCCGAACTAGAAGATCTAGTATCAAAAGGCATTGATGTAACTGTAACAGCTAGTTTGGATGGCATTGGCCCGGTACATGATCGAGTACGTTGGCCAATCAAATGGAAAAAATATTATCAAAATTTAAAAAAATATCAATCCATGGGCCTAACTGAATTAAACACGTGGACCACTGTGAGTGCGTTGAACATTGGTGATTTTGAAAATATATTAAAGTTTGTCAAAGATCACAATCTACTACACTCCTATGCACTTTTAAATGCGCCCAGCGTGTTGAATGTTAAGTACGCAAACTCCTTGACTTTGCCATATCAAGATGTCATGCCAGGATTTGTGGCAGTGGATAAAAATAATCAAGTTGAATTAGATCAGTACCTATTGGAACAGAATAACCTAAGATCATGAAAATAGCAATTACCGGACATACCGCAGGAATCGGTCAAGCATTGGCCAAACAATACACCGATCGCGGACATGAAATTGTTGGACTAAGTCGACGCCATGGGCACAACATTCGTGTCATACCCAAAATAGCAGATCTAATAGAACCTTGTGACGTTTTTATCAACAATGCTCAAGCTGGATATGCACAGACAGAACTATTGTTTGAAATGGTCAAACGATGGACAGGAACAAAAAAACACATTATTGTAATCAGCACCATGATGACTCAAGATCCAGTGTCCAGTATCAAAGGACTAGACATGGATCACTATCGAGTACAAAAAATAGCACTGGAACAAGCAGTTCAACAAATTCGACATCAACGATTGGGTGTGCGTACTACCATAGTACGTCCTGGAAACATTGCAACCAGTCCAGACAAAACAGTTCCGCCAGCTGCCGATGTTGATCATTGGGCCAGCACATTGGTCAACATTTTTGAATTGGCTGAACCAAATTTATCAATACCAGACATTTCCTTGGGACCACGATGACACCCAAGGACATGTTGACCAATCCTTACTTCTGTCCCATGCCATGGACCGGACTTATGTATAACTTTGATGGCAAAGTCAAAAACTGTATTCGCAGTGTTGAAACCATGCCCATTGGAAATATACAAGATAGTTCTATCGATCAAATTGTATTGGGCACTGAAAACATCAACAGACAATCCAGTATAATAGCACAAAACCCTGTGCCTAGTTGTCAAACTTGTTACGAGTTGGAAAGAGGTAAAAAAGGATTTGATATCATCAGTGATCGAATATTTTATATTCGTGAACTCAAACATGTGCCAGTTTCAACTTATCAACCCAAAAACTTTGACTTACAAACTATAGATGTGCGGTGGAGTAACTTGTGTAATTTTTCGTGTGTGTATTGCGGCCCGGTTTTTAGTAGCAAATGGGCAGACGAGTTAAAAATACAACCAAGTATTCCGACCGACGATCAACGTGAACAGTTCAAACAATACATATATCAACATGCGCCCACTCTTAAACATGTGTATCTTGCCGGCGGCGAACCTTTGTTGATGAAAGAAAATTTAGAACTATTGCAAAAGTTGAATCCAGATGTCCAACTTCGAATTAACACCAATCTTAGCAAAGTTGACACTCGAATCTTTGAAGAAATATGCCGGTTTAAAAATGTTCATTGGACAATAAGTGTTGAAACAATCGAGCAAGAGTTTGATTACATTCGATATGGCGGAAAATGGGCAGACTTTGTGGATAACTTAAAAATCATCAGCAAATTAGATCATAAAATAACTTTTAATATGTTGTATTTTTTGCTAAATTATGATAGCATTTTTGGATGTGTGGACTATTTTAAACAACTAGGATTTCATAACAATAGTTTTGTTATTGGTGCACTGTTGAATCCATTGCACCTAAATATTAGACACCTACCGGAAAGTGTGTTACAATTAATCAAGAACAAACTACAAATTAGAATCAACGAAGCACCTGGGTATTTGCTTGAAGATAGTTATCGAAACATGTTACACTATATTCAACAACCATTTGATAAAAATCTCAATGATTCGTTTGCTAAATTAGCAGAACTAGATCAACGAAGAAATTTAGATAGCAGTAAAATTTTTAAAGATTTGTACAAATTAAGAGAAGGAAACAATCATGGCAAAACCATTTGACGTATCAAAGTTCCGCAAGGAAATTACAAAAAGTATCGACGGATTAAGTATTGGATTCAATGATCCAACAGATTGGATTAGCACAGGCAACTATGCTCTGAACTATTTGATCTCGGGAGACTTTCACAAAGGTATTCCACTGGGCAAAGTTACTGTATTTGCCGGAGACTCGGGCGCAGGTAAATCATATATCTGTTCCGGTAACATTGTCAAACACGCACAAGAGCAAGGTATCTTTGTTGTGTTGATTGACAGTGAAAATGCTCTTGATGAAGCATGGCTACAAGCACTAGGCGTCGATACCAGCGAAAGCAAGTTGTTGAAGCTTTCAATGGCCATGATTGATGACGTTGCTAAAACAATTAGTACATTCATGAGTGATTACAAAGCACTACCAGATGGCGAGCGTCCAAAAGTGTTGTTTGTTATTGACTCATTGGGTATGTTGCTGACTCCAACAGATGTTAATCAGTTTGAAGCAGGCGAGATGAAAGGTGACTTGGGTCGTAAGCCCAAAGCACTTACAGCATTGGTTCGTAATTGTGTAAACATGTTTGGTAGTTACAACGTAGGCATGGTAGTGACCAATCACACTTATGCGTCACAAGACATGTTTGATCCAGATGATAAAATTTCAGGCGGTCAAGGTTTTATCTACGCAAGTTCAATTGTTGTTGCTATGAAGAAATTGAAACTCAAAGAAGATGAAGATGGCAACAAAGTTAGTGAAGTCAACGGTATTCGTGCTGCATGTAAGATCATGAAAACACGTTATGCCAAACCGTTTGAGGGTGTACAAGTCAAAATTCCATATACCACTGGTATGAGTCCACATTCAGGTCTTGTTGATCTTGCTGAGAAAAAAGGTATTCTCAAGAAAGACGGTAACCGTTTGTCGTTTGTAACCAGCGATGGAGAAATTTTAAAAATGTTCCGTAAAGCATGGGAAAGCAACGAAGATGGATGCCTAGACAAGCTGATGGCAGACTTTGCAAATCAAAAATCTGAAGTAAGTGTTTCTGAAGAAACTGTGGAAGGAGAAGCGTAATATGGCAGCAGAGTTAGCAAATGAAGTTTGGCAAGAACTCAAACGCTATGTTAATGGAATGGATCGTGCAGAAGCAGCCGAAGCACTGGTTGGTGTGTTAATTGACAATGATGTATCAGCAGAAGAAATCAAATCAGCATTCAAAAGCGATAGCGAAATCAAACAAGCACTCAAACAGTATCTTGATGATCATGCCGAAGATGAAGACGATGACGAAGATGAGTACGATGACGATTACGACGACGATGACTATTAATGTCTGACAAGTATTTTCCGATCAAGACAAACACTGCCTGTCAGTTGAAATGGGCATGGACAACTCTTTATCTAAACTCTGGGAGATCAATGAGCTGTCATCGAACATCGGAGTATCCATTGACTTCTGAAAATTTTAATAATTTTCATAACAATCCAATGGTGTTAGACGATCGACGTCAAATGCTTCAAGGTCAATGGCCTGATAAAAATTGTAGTTATTGCCGAGACATTGAAGAGGCACAAGGAACTAGTGATCGCATGGTGCAACTAACCATGCCGAATCTAGTTCCCCCGGAGTTAGAAGATAATTCGACAGTAATTAATGTATCTCCTACTGTTGTCGAAGTTTATTTTAATAACACTTGCAATTTAGGATGCTTGTATTGTAGACCAGCATTGAGCTCTTCAATCAACGATGAAAATCAACGTCACGGTGTTTTTGATCAACATGGAATAAAGCTGGTGTCAGTTGATGGAAATTTTAAAGATTTGGTTCCGTATTTTTGGAAGTGGTTTGATCAAGGTTTTTCGACTCTTAAACGTTTGCACATACTAGGAGGAGAACCATTCTATCAAAAAGAATTTGACAAATTGTTAGACAAAATCGACGAACAAGGCAATCCAGAATGCACCCTTAATGTAGTAACTAACTTGATGGTCAGTCAATCAAAATTAGAAATGTATGTCAACCGATTTAAAACTCTATTGGGATCTAAAAAATTAAAGAGAGTAGATATCACATGCAGCATTGATTGCTGGGGAGCTGAACAGGAATATGTTCGGTGGGGGCTCGATTTAGCACAATGGGAACAAAATTTTAATTATCTACTAGAACAAAAATGGTTAACTGTACATATCAATCAAACAATTTCTGCGTTGACTATTAAAACCATGCCAGCTCTATTGATCAAACTTCAACAATGGAGACAACACCGCCCGGTAGGACACTGGTTTAGCGGAGTTACTCCTGAACCATCATATATGAAAGCAGGAATATTTGGTGCATCAGAGTTTCAAGACACATTTGTTGAAATAATGAATCTTATGCCCGAACAAACCGATGAAAACAAAATGATCAAGTCATACATGAATGGTATTATTACAGAAATTACAAATTCTAAATTTGATCCTCAAGAGATAAAAAAACTAATAATTTATCTCAATGAGAAAGACAGACGTCGACATACTAATTGGGAAACGGTGTTTCCGTGGCTAAAGGAATATAAAAAATATGTGGTATAGTAAAGTTGTTGCTGATCTAGGGTCAATCCCAGATTTTATTCAGCATTATGAACGAGAACTGGAAGAAGCCAAGCGTGATTGTAGGATCGGGGGCTTGGTAGAGAAAAATATCTCTGCACTGCCTGGTATCACTGAGCACCGTTTCAATCAGTTACAAGAAATTGAAGCAGTACTTAACTTTCTCAATATTCAATTACGTAAAATTCGTAGACGCCACTTTCAAAAATACTTAGAAGCCTATGCTAGAGCATTGACCAGTCGTGATGCAGAAAAGTATGTGGATGGTGAAGACGAAGTGATTGACTTTGAAACTATCATCAACGAAGTAGCACTGTTGCGCAATAAATGGTTGGGTATACTCAAAGGACTGGATGCCAAGCAATGGCAAATGGGTCACATTGTACGCTTACGCACAGCAGGCATGGAGGATATCACAGTATAATGTTTAAAAACGCAGAAGAAAGCCACGCTCATAGTTTACAAACACTGAATATGTTGTCTGAGCATGACAGCTTTATGGAAAGCATCAACACTGTGGTTGACCTAGGTTGCGGCTCTGGGCTAGATCTAGAATGGTGGGCCACTCGAACCACACGAGATGATGTTCCAACACCGTTGAATATTCAATGCACAGGAGTTGATCTTGTTGGCCGCTTGTCATTGACACAAAAATATTCCAATGTTCGTTATCAGCAAACCAATTTTGAAAACAATATCTCTGTAAACAAGCACACATTGTATGATGTGCTGTGGTGCCACAATGCTTTTCAATACGCTATCAATCCACTTGCCACACTAAAGCATTGGTGGAACATTGCTGCTGATGGTGCAATGCTGGTGTTGATAATTCCTCAGACAACCAATTTTCAGCAACGTCAATCTGCATTTTCTCAACAGTCTGGGTGCTATTATCATCATACTATGGTCAGTTTAATTCATCAATTGGCTGTGTCAGGTTGGGATTGTCGTAGTGGATTTTTTCTCAAAAAACCCACAGATTCTTGGTTGAATGCCATAGTTTATAAAAGCAGTGTTGCACCATTGGATCCCAAGACAACCACATGGTATGATCTTATGGATCATAAGTTATTGCCAGAATCAGCCGATCAATGTGTTATGAAACATGGTGAGTTACGTCAGGCTGAATTATTAGTGCCTTGGGTTGACAAAAGTCTAATGCACCTAGGTCAACAATAGTCTTTGTAACGCAATTCCTGATTCGATTTCTGGTATAGTCCATTCGGTGTGTGCCAACTGTTCAATCCATTGTGTTCTGTCTGGGCGCAGTGGATTTTCTATTTGTGATAGATCCAAGTTTGCCACTGGTGCAGCCAAACTTGATGATCCAACAAACGCTGGTACTCCATTTAGGATAGATTGAGCTCCAGGGCCACTGTTGTGATTGATCACGGCCCAAGCGGTCTTAAGACACTGATCATAATCAAAACTATCATAAGTTCCTGGAATGGGGCGAGGACTTTCAATTACACATCCAGGTATGTTGGCAATACGCTGTCTGGGGTGAGGCCGTATTACTATGGGCTTGTCACTGTATTGTCTAATTTTACGTGCTGTTTCAGTTAGCCATGCAACTGTAGGAGGCTGTCCGGTCCATTGTTCACTGTCGCTACGTTGACAGGCAATGACAATGTTGTATCCAGAGTTGGTCCAAGGTGTCAAAGTTAATCCTAGCTGACTAGCTCGATTGGGTATTAATTCTTGTCCATACTTGGCTGTCGATCCTGTGCCGTTGATGCCTAACTTCCATGTAAAACCGCGACGCAACATTCCTACTTCGGCTACAATCACTGGACGGCCAGTGGACTGGTACAGATTCCAAATACCGTGATTGGGCTTCATACGTCCAGCCCACAGCATGCTCCATATCACTGCTACATCAGCACTACTATCCATGCTGGTATGTTCTATGCCAAGATGATCGAGTCCAGCACGAATAGCGGCAAATACTGGCCCACTGTTTAAAGCTCCGTACTGATCAAAAATACCGACTCTCATAATTTATAGTTAAATATTTACTATGATTATACCACCACTGCTCGGAAACCTTGACCAGCCAAATTTCTTTATCTATGCTGCAGCAGATGCAACTTATTTTGATCAACATGCAAGACCTTTGATTAATAGTGTATTGGCCAACACTCCTAACTTGGGTATTCACATACACATCTACGATCCTCGGCCAGATCAGTTAGAATTTTGTCGCAGTCGTACAGGAGTAAGCGTCAGCCATGAAACCCTGGATCCTGTACAGTTTAACAAAGTGACTGCTCGCTGGCTGAAACGTACAGAATTTGACAATGATCGTCAGCGTCAAATGCACAAGAAAGGACAAACACAAGGAGAAACAACATTGAATCTTCTTGTGCGTCAAACATATTATGCTTGTGTCAGATTTATAAGACTAGCTGAACTGGTTCGTTCCGGACAACGTTGTTTGGCTATAGACGTGGATGGGTTGATTCGAGCACCTTTTGAACATCAACTAGGACCAGCAGATTTTTATCTATACGAAAAACCCAAAGACGGTACACACTTAGCTGGCGCACTGTTGCTAAATGGTACTGCGGGCACTTATGAGTTTATGAAAACTTATGCTCAACAACTTCGATCAGCAATTGAACAAGACAACGTATATTGGTTTCTGGACCAGGTTTTGTTAGACCAATTGGTCCCTCAGTATCACAAAGGCCTATTGCCAATGAGTTATATTGACTGGGCCATGAGAAACGAAAGTGCTATTTGGTCAGCCAAAGGCAAGCGTAAGGAGCTTGAAATATTTAAACAAGAACAAAGAAAGTATCTATGATATCAATTGTAATGAGTTATTTCAATCGTCTTGATCAGTTGAGATACACTCTTAAAACTATCAGTCAAAGTCAAGTCAAAGATTTAGAAATTGTTATTGCCGAAGACTTTTGTGATCCAAGCGAACAGTTGCATAACATAAAAGCAGAATTTCCACACTTGGATATACAAGTGATACGCATGAGTGACACCCGTGATAAAAAAGATTATTGCAATCCGTGTGTGCCATACAATGCAGCTTTTCGAGCCAGTCGCGGCGACATGATCATTATACAAAATCCAGAATGCTGTCACATGGGCGATGTGTTACAATACACCAAAGAAACATTGACCGACGACAACTATCTTTCTTTTCACTGCTACGCAGCTACCAAGGCCGAAACCAGAGCCATGCAGTCAGGCGAGCCCTTGCCCATGTTTACAGAAAAAAAATCTCGCTGGTACAATCACGTGGTTGAACGTCCGTATGCCTATCACTTTACCACAGCAATTACCAGAAACAATCTGGTCAAGTTGAATGGGTTCGACGAAAGATTTGCCAAAGGGCAAGACATGGATGACGTGGAATTGATCTATCGTATCAGAGCCATGCCGTTGGACTTGCAATTTGTAGAAGACCCGTGGGTGGTTCATCAGTATCACAGAAAGACCTATGACAACCCACACAACCCGCCGGTGACTGTAAACAATCGAGAACTGTGGGCCAGTATCAAAGACAATCTCCAAGTCAGAGTTGACAACAATGGTAACGATATATGTGGCATCTAAAAAACATTCCCAAGATAGCACACTTTTATTGGGGCGGAGATAAACTGTCGTATTTGAGATTTTTGTCGGTCAAGACTTTTCGCAATCAAAACCCAGACTGGAACATACTGGTTCATGTGCCTAAAATTTTAAGCACAGCGGCGCCAGCATGGGAATCGTTCCATCAAAAAAATGTCAAGATCGAGCAGGATTACTTTGATAAGTTATCTGAAATTGATGATGTAAAAATTGTAACTCATGACTTTGCTGAATACAATTTTGACAATCAAGCACACGAAGTTCACAAGAGTGATTTTCTGCGTTGGAGACTGTTAGATGAATATGGCGGCCTTTGGTCGGACATAGACAT